TCCCAATCACCTTCAAGGAGTTGTCTTCTTTGCTGCTCTGGGAGCGACAAGAGCATGGCTTCGTAGTCACCTGCCTCAGAGAGATACGGGTTGTCAGATAATCTAGCAGGAATGAACCTACGTTTAAATAATGGTTTCCCAGCTTTGCTGTGACCTGCTGGATATCGAAGAACTTCACCCGTTTCACTATCTGTCGCATCGTACGCCTTATTATATGGGGCAGGGTCAATAAACATTTTCTTTACCCAGTGATGCCCTCTTCCACCGGGGTTTGTTGTAGCCCTCATAAAGACGGGCAAATCAGAGGCAGTGGACCGTAGACGACTTCGCATGTAGTTCCACGCATATGGCGATTGCCACTGGGTCAGTTCGTCAAAGCCTATCCAGCTAAAAGCCAGACCCTGATAACGCAGGACATCTTCATCTCTGTCAAGGTATGACATCCACAACCTCGCACCAGATGGCGCAGTCCACTGCATCTTTCTTTCTGACCACTTTATTCCGGGCCAGATTTTTGGATAGAGTTCCTGTGATTTAAATATTAGTTCACGTAACTCTTCCGTAGTGTGTCGGAGCAACAGCCCACTAAACTGGGGATGCCCCATGTAACGCAGAGGGTCTGCAAGCATGGCATAAGATTTACCACCACCTGCTGAACCACCATAAAGAACTTCACGCTCAGATGACGCAAGAAAGTCTGTCTGTGGGCCGGGGTTTGGTTTAAAGAGTATGTTTGCTGTCTCTTCAATACTTTCAAACTCAGCGGATTCTGACTGAACCTCTTGTATCTCAACCTGTTGCTTTTGAACCTGTTCTTTCTTCTTCGAGGATTTGCGCTTTGGCGATTGCCTTTTCCGCATACTCTGCCCACTTGCGGAGGCTTTTAGCTTGGTTCTTACGCTGTCGCTCATGCTGTAACCGCTTCCTTAATCCTACGTGCGATATATACCTACCGCTATTTGTACTCAGCCAGTTAGCTACTTCACGATAGCTATATTGATTTATGTATGCTCTGGCCTTTTCAAGCAAATCCAACTCAGTTGGAATGGGGTCAAGAATGTCGGGGTCTTCTTCATTCTGCTTGTAACCAAATGGTACAGTACGTGCAATGCGTGGTATCTGTACCCATTCGTTTTCGTCTTTAATGTCTGTTGGCTGTGGTAGCTTCCACTGCCCTGCTGTACGTGTCATTTGTTTTTGCGGTTATCCATTGTAGATAAAACCATACCACCTTTACGGAAATCTTGTGGTCCTGTGCGAGATTTAAGTAAACCTCCCTTATTCATCTTAGTGTCAAATATATAAAGCAAGTCTTCTGATTCTACGTATTGTTTCATATAATCTTTAGCACCCGGTCCTGAAGACAAATCTCTAATATATTCATTTGAATCACCACTTGCACCACTTTTTATTATTTTGCTTGCTATTTGCTTGGCACTCATACCTTTAAACATATCAGCCATTATTCATTCTCCTCTACAATAGCTTTGGCTGGCATAAGCATTACACCACCTGCTGCTTCTACTTGTACCTTCTCTGTTTTAATCAAACCTGTACGGTCAAGCAGTTCTTTGGCTGCTGACATCTTATCACGAATGCCAAGTTCAGTTGGGTCGTACAAAGCGTGTGTCATAGCTATAGCAGCTTTAGGTGCATTACGTGCCATGTACATCTGCGTTGCTTCAAGTATCTCTTCCTTGAGACCTTTTACAATTGCAGTTGTAGCAGTAGACTCTGAATAGCCAGCCAGTTTCTTAGCGGCAACTACGTCACCGCCAGCGTCCTCAAAGAGGACTTCAAGAAACTTCTGTTGTCTTTCATTTAGTTCTCTAGTCATCTTTTAATCTTTTTTGCAGTTCTTTTAATCTATCAATACGAGCCTGTACCTTATCCGTGTTAATAGGAGTAAGCGGTCCAGCTTTCGTTTTTTTAGTACTGTTGTCTGTTTCCGTTACAGTATTGAACTGTGCGCCACTTGGAGAAGCAGATACTTGCGTTCTTTGTGAAACTTTTTTCGGTTTAGGTTTAGGTTTAGCTTTTACCTTTTTGGGTTTTTCTTTAGCCATTTCTTTGAGACCCTCTTCACTAAAGTCTCTGCCGCCTTTAAAAAGAAACTTACCCACTGCAGTTGCAGCATCACCTATAGTATCTAGTACACCATTCTCTTCTTCGTCTTTTTTGCTTCCCATTACTTTAATTCTCCATGATGCATAGCATGTGCTAATTTATGGCTACGTGATTTTACCTGAACAGCCCACCTGCTGTCAAGCATTTCTTTTGCCGCAGTACGAAAATCTTCTTCGTGTATAGCAGCCCACATCTTTTTAAACTTACATAGACGTGGCACACCCATATTAAAAGCCATGTCTATAAGTACAAGTTGACGTACAGAGTCTAAGCTGTCCACGCAAGGGTGCGCTACTAACAGTTCTTTTTCGACAATCTCTACGTCATTCTCTAATAGAAAAGCAGCATCAACTTCGGTAATACCATATTGATACACTGTTTCTATGTTCGGTATGTCCATAGTATTCAATTCTTCTTCAGTAATACCACGGTCTTTAAGATTTCTTCCCACGCCTATTGTGTCAATGCCAAGTGTATCCTGATAGACCTCTAAGCGTAGACCTTCATGCTCAATAAGTTTTTTAATCAAGTGTGTGCGTATATACTTCATCTACTTTCCTTTTGCTTCTCTGCCTAGATAGATGCCATACACACCTGTCATGACACCCATGATAACAGAAACAAATGCAGACTGTTGTGTTGTGGGGTCTTCTAAATTCATAAACCATTCTGCACAACGCCAAGACATTGCAACAGAAGCAATCATAGTCAGCTTGGCTGTGACATTAAATTGCAGCCATCTTTTCCACCAATCAACCATTATTTTTTACCAAAGAATTTTGTAGCTGAACGTACTCCGAAAGAAGCAGCAACGATAACTCCAAGTGAGTACTGATACCATTCAGGCATTGAGTTGAGTTGTGCGAAACCATTTGCAACCACCTCTTCCATTCCGGGTATAAAAGCTAGTATAAGGGGTATGGAAAATAAAATTGTCAGCCATTCGTCTTTCCAACTTGTAGACGAAGAACGTGCCATTTCAATGTCCCAATCAATTTCGCCAGTGGCTTTCTTCTCCATGATAGTAGCTTCAGCTTTTGCTTTTGCAACTTTAACCGTTGCAGCAGCTTTCGTTTCTTCGACTTTGCCATCCATCCAACTCCCTGCTAGACTAGCTATCGGACCTATCAGTGCTGTTAACATTATACGCCTCTTCTGAATTTGGCTGTTTTCTTTTGTATCGCTTTAGGCTGTCTGACGAATTGCTTACCAGCAGCAGTTCCTTTTCGCTTAGCACGGGAGGTAGACGCATACTCCTGCGGTGACAACGCTTTGATAGCCGCAGCAGGTAAGTACCGTTCTCCAGTTTCTCCAGACGGCTTCCCACTCTTAGTACCCCACTTTTGTTTACCCCAATTTTTTAAACTTTTCTGCGGTCCTTTAAGTGCCATTATACGCCCTTTAAATAAAATGCCCAAGCAACTAATGCAGCTACACCAAACAATCCTACTATACATAGTATAGCTATAGTACCTATTTCAATCCAGTTTTGTATCTTTCGTCTACGTGCATCTGCTGCAGCTAATCTATCTTTACGTGCCTGTGCTTGAAACTTTATCCAATCATGCCACAGCCCGGCTCTTCCTGTGTATATCATAAGCTGCTTCAGTTCTTCTTCCTGCTGCTTTAGTTTTTCAAGGTGCATAAACTCTTCTAAGTCTGCACCACCAGCACCACGTTTTTTCTTCTCACCCTTTTTGCGTAGGTCTTCTGTAGCATTTACATACTTCCCTACTTGTGATGCAACGTCCGCTATCTCACGTCCATTACTGATAGCCATCTTGATTGCTGCAAATGCTGCATTAGCTGCTGCTATTTCTGCTAACATTTGCTACTCCACAATCTTTACGATGTAATTCTTACCGTCTGGACCTTTGCTGATTTCAACTGTTTTAGATTCGCATGAGTATCGTACTGTACCCGTATCTTTATATAAGTTTCTTTCGATTGTGCGTTTAGCTTTTAAACACTTGGACAGCTTTTCAAAAGCAGTATGCTCCGCTACACTGCCGGAAAGATATAGTATTAGTGTAATTGTCTCAGTCACCATCTTTTCCGTTTCTCATTATCTCTAGTCTAGCTTCTATTGCACTAATACGTTTTTCATAAAATTCCAATGTTAGTTTCTGTTGCTGGTCATGTGGCGCACGACCCTCATCAATCTGTGATGTTAGTTCATCTATCTGGTCAGCAAGATGTTCAATCAACATGAACTGTTCGCTGTCGGCAGGTAAGCTGCCCATTTCGCCACGAGGCCACTTTATGCGGAACTCTGTGTTCTGCTCCAAGTCAGACTTCATCATAGTTTGATTAGTCTCTAGTGTGTTCAGCCTTTCAATCAAACCAAAGTAAGCCCACGTTGCCAGTGATGCAGCAGCAACCATGCTGATAATGTTACGTAAAGGTAATGCTACCTCAGTGTTTTCACTTAGCTTTGTAGGCATCTATAGTTTATGCCTTCTTTGTCTTGTAGCCACCGCCAGCTTTTTTATAGGCAAGTGCAAGCATTTGGGCTTTACGTGCCGACCACTGACCTGCTTTACCGCCCTTTGTGCCAGCTTTAATCCTATTGAATAGACGCTTACGTAACTCAGGCTTAGTATAGTTACCTGACTCATTTACCTTGCTCTTAGGTTTCTTCGGTGCTTTACGTGTTGCCATAGTTACTACCTATTGGGGTCAAAAAATTCTTCACATGACGTAGTAACAACTAACTTACTAGCTGTACCTGCTGTACATTTGATAATGTCACCTGAATGAAGATACAACGGTCTCTCTACTGTGAATATAGATTCGTAAGAACCACCTGCAATATTATGGGCAGTAAGCAAATCGTACTCTGTATTATCATCCGCATGAAATAGATGTAAACTTAATGTCACATTACCTGTGTGATTATTACTCACAAACAAATTTTCTAAATGAGAAGAAAAGTTTGTAGGCACTGTATACACAGTTGTCTTGTTAGTAGTTCCTAATGAAGCTACTTCTGTGCGAAACTTTGAACCGGATGAAAGTATAGGCATTAGTCATTCCAATCTAACACGTGCTTGTGCTTCTTCCAAAACCAATTGGCTATACCACTAAAAAACTTACATATGTAGAGTAAGCCCCATCCAAAGTATTTGATTGCAGTACGTTTCATTACTTCTTTTTAACTGCGCCACCACGCATCATTTTCTTCTTTGCCATACCACCGCGCATCATTTTCTTCTGCGCCATCTTAGCCATGCCACCGCCACGCATCATTTTCT